TGCCCCACTGACGAGAACCAAACCAGAAAGCAATGATTCCTGACAGCAAAGCCATTTCATCTTCAGAGAAGATAACATCCGTAGCTGCGATAAACTGCTCTACAGACATACTGCCGAGGCCACCCTGTAATAGGAAGTAGGTAAGCCCCATATTGATTAAGACCAACTCTAACACAAAGATAAAGGTCACTGCTGGCCTGACGATGCCATTGAGATTAACAACCCACGATGACGCACGAGCCATAATAGCCTTATCGTGCTCCAGAGCAGCCCCCTGGCGGTCTGCATCGGTCTGTAGGGCAATCTGGTCTGTCCTGATCTCTTCGACCTTCTGCTGGGCTATGTAGCCCCTCTCAGCCAGTGCCAACTCACGCTCAGTCTGCATCTGGGCTAGTTTAAGTTCCTGTGCCTTATCTGCCTTGTCTTGGAAGAAGTTTAGAATCTGTGGCAGTCTAGAGGCTAGAAAGCCGATAGCGGAGGAGATTAGTGATAGCATAGGGTTCCTTAGGGTTTGTAGCCCATTACATAGGCAAAACTAACAATCAACAGTGCGGCTATGAAACAGTACATCTTTAGTTCAGCCAGCTTCTTTAAGTCTCTGCCGTACTCATCAGTCAGGTTCTTGTTGTCTGCCAAGATACGCTGTTTAATCGTTTCTATCTCAGCCCAGGCAGCAGGGCCGTGCTTCTCGATGATGTCTCTTTTGAGTTCTTCTTCTATCTTTTTAATTTCGTATAGTCCTCGCCATTCTTCAACGGCAGAAAATACAGAAGTGTCTTTAGGCCTGTGTAACTGCTTCTTGCGAAAAGCGGCTCTAGCCTGCACATCAGCCTTGCCAAGGTCTTGGATGTCCTTAGTGACTGACTCCAGTTCCTTGCCAACAGCCAAAGCCTCTTTGATGCCAGCGACCGCAGCCTTGGCAACTTGAGTGACTGGTTCGCTCATAGTTACTGCCCTACTTCTGCTTCTAACCGCTGTAACTCTTCTTTCTCTGCATCTGTTAAGCCAACTGACTGTGCCTTCTGCTCAGATTGAGCAGTCAAGTCTTCACCAGTGATACCGGCACGTTCAAAAGCCCCTGTAGCCTTTAGGAATAGATTCTTACTTATAGGAATGCCTGACTGTTGAGACTTAAGAATACCTAAAGCTGAATTAGTAGCCTCAGGCGATGTTGCTGCTTTAGCCCAAAACCGAGGACCAAGAAGGATAGTGCCGCCAAGTAAAGCAGTCTTAATTGGGTTATCAGCCGCAACGCCCCTAGCTTCATCACTGAGCACTAAAGCACCTACTGATCCAAGAGCACCAAGGGTCTGTGCCTGTTGTGCAGCGAAGAACAGAGGAGCCGTAGCACTAGGTTGCACTTCTGACAGTCGAGCAGCCTCTAAAAGGGTTTTAACACGTCCCTGCACTGCCTTTGGCAATACGGCCTCAAAGGTACGGCGAACTGCTTCATCGTTCTTAATCTTGTCGCCTAAACTAGCAAAAGAATTATCAGTCTTAAGAAGATTCTCAAGATAACCACGCTGTACAGACTCTAGTGTTTGCTGTACATTAAGATTAGGATTTAACTGTTTTGCACGAACTAGAGCTTGCTTTGCTTCATTCCAAGCAGTTACATTACCGCTTTGAAAGATGTTCTTACCAACAAACTCTGGATCTTTATCAAGCAATTTAGCAGCGGTATCCGAATACAGGTCCTGAATACTATCTCGATAAAACTTAGAATAGAACTTATATTGCTGTGCAAGATTACCAGACTGTTCTTCTACTAATCTTCCCTCAAATGGGATAGCAGTGCCTGCAAACTTAGAACCAGCAATGTCCATCTGCTTTTCTATATCACTTACTAATTTACTTAACCGAAAGACCGTCTTAGAATCTGGCTCTGATGATCTTTTCAGATCACGAAGAGTTGTCTTTAATGACGATGCTATATCGTGTGCCTGAGCAAACCCAATGTTATCAGGCAACACATTGATTGCTTCGATGTATCCACGCTCTTTGGAACCCAGTGTTAAACCACCAAGGACATCGGCAGATTGTAGAACTTTTGTAGCATCTCCTTTGATACTAGAAAGGGATACAGGCTGTTGTGCAATCGCAGGAGCCTTGTCTAAAGCCTCATAAAAAGGCCTAGTCAGGCTTTTAAGAGCGTCGTCGCCCTGTTGAATGGCTGTGGCAAACTCTGTACCAGTCTGTAAACTGTCGTAGACACGGGTAGAAACCTCATCTAAGACCTTAGTTTTGGCAGTAGCGACGGCCTGAACATTCTTTTCAGCGGCTTTCTCAAATACCGGCTTACCTGTAAAAGACCCCCTAGCTAGTGACTCTTTAAACCCTGCCCAAGAGTCTTTAGTTGCTTGAAAAGGTGTTAATGTTCCGTCACCTTCCTGTAAGAGTTTCTGTGCAGCTACAACAGCATCTTCTGGCGGTGTTCCAGCGAATCTTTTAGATAAGGCATCTTTTGTAATCTGAAATGCTCTACCGCCAGCACTAAATACAAGATTGCCTATACCGTCATACGCTGCTTGCTCAACACCACCACGAAGAATACCTAAAGTTGACCGAACAGATGGTGTAATACCTTCGATACCCATCTTTGCTGCTTCGCCAGTAGCGCCGCCTAAGCCAGCACCAATCATGCTACGAATAGCAGCAGATCCCAGAGCAGATCCATATTCAGCACCAGGAGCACTTCTTGTTAGCAAGCCCCCAGCAACACCGCCAAGCATACCGCCCATTGCCGGTAAGTTTTCTATAGTTGCTTGTTTTAGTTCTTCTGTGATTGTTCTTGGTCTATCACTTCTGACCATAACAGAACCACCAAGTTCTGACTCCAATCTTGTTAACTCTTCTTGCTCTTGTGGAGTTAAAGCCATTACCTTCCTCCTTGTTTTTTCCGCAACTCTTCTATACGTCTTTGTTTGGCTTCACGCTCGTTTATTTGTCTTGTAGCCTGCTCTATTGCTGTTTTTCTGTTTTGAACAAAGTTGAACTTATTCAAATCACCGCCGTCAGAGACGTATTTTTGAGCAGCTTGATTTTCAATATCAGCAGCTAAGGCATCAGTACGAAGACGCTTAGTCACATTACGAAGAGTATTCACAGTGAAGTTACCAGTTCCGATGGCCTCTCGTAAGAACGCCAATTCCTTCTCAGACAATGCACCAGGAAGACTACGGGCTTGTCCTTGTGCTAACTGAGCAAGTAACTGTTTTAACTGTTCTGTTTCAGAGGTTCCAGTAACAGTTACTCCAAAAGCCTCTGCAATCTGACCAACACGCAACTTAGCATCTGATCCAAACCCAGTAAATGAAGTGTTTAACACACGATCAATAGCGTCTGCCGTCTGAATTGTTTTAGCACCCTGTAAAGCAGATTCTTCAACCTTACCAAGTTGTGTGGCTTTTCCTGGCAATATTGCCTTCTCTGTTGGTGTCTGAGGAGGAGCACTTGCAGCAGCCCTTTTACGCTCTGCTTCATCCCGCTCTGCTCTAAACCGTCTAGCGCCTTCATTAGTGCCAAACTCTGTAATTAACTCATTTAGACGAGTACGGTCAGCAATCGTCAACGGTGCTTCGTCTTTAGCCTCTTTTGATGGAGCAGTAAAGACAACCTCTCCTTTTTCATTTAGCACAGTAGCGCCTGGAGCAACTACAGTGCGTTTAGGCTCTGGTGTTAATTTTCTAATTCTATCAATAGTGATCTCTGCCTGCTCAGGCAAGCCTGCTTGCTGAAAAGACTGAGCTAATTGACCAAGTCTTTCTAGATACTCTGTAGGTTTAGTAGGATCAGCATCAGCCATAACTTGATTGTAGATAGTATTGACCTTTGCAACACGAGTCTGCTCTTCTGACTCTGGAGCCAGATACTGACCAAACAAACTACCTAATGCAGCGCCCATACGAGCCTGCGGTGTCTGTTGTGCTGCTAAGAACCTATCTAGCCCTGCCTGCTGTTCGGCACGCCTCTGTACAGGATCAAATCCGTATAAACTTGTTAAAAGACCACGTTGTGCTGTTGTTGCCATTCTTTATCTCCTAAACAGGTCTGCCGCCACCAGCGGCTCTAGATGCACCGGCAATAAGTGACGATAAGAAGTCAAGATTTGCTTGGTTAGCTGCTTGTGTACCTTGGAACCTAGTCTGTGCAGCCTGTGTTAGGCCAGCACCCAATAGGTTAGCGCCAGCAGAAGCCCCAGGCTGTGCAGCACCACCAACAGCCAATCCAAGTTGGAATGGTTGCTGACCAAGTTCTTCAATGGTCTGTGCAGTTCCAAGATAGGACTGAAGAGGCCCAAGAGCCTGTGTCTGTAATCCAAGACCAGTACCAAATAGCCCAGTACCGAACCCTACCTGCTCTCTTGCTAACTGCTCTGCTGCTAAGGCATCAGCGGCTCTTTGCTCTTCTCTAGCACGACCAAGACTATATAATTCTGGCTGACCCATCATACCGATGTTTAGGCCTGCACGACCACGTCCAAATACAGAAGACGCTAATCGCTGCTCTTCTTGAAGTCTAGAAGGTTGCCTTACCGCCTCCAATTGATTAAAGATTCGTTGCTGTGCTGCCTGTGGCGACTCATCAATGTATTGACTACCCAGATTAAATAGTCTCTGAGCAAAAGGTCCAGCAGCCTCTGCTTGCTCTAAACCTGTTCCTTGGGCAAACCCAAATAACCTGTCTTGGATTGCCCTGAGTTCTGGAGAGACAGTGTAGGATGCGGAAGTCACACGAGGAACACCGCCAACATCTTCTAACCCAAACTGTGAGGTTCCAAACCTGCTAGTTATCCCTACAGGCCTAAATGCAGCAACCTGTGCGCCCAATCGAGCAGCTTCAGCCTGCTCCTGTGCGGCCCGTTCTCCAGCCTGTCTAGTTGCTTTAGCGCCTGTAAATGGCTCAAGGATACTACCAACAAATTTACCCATGTTTAACTCCTGATATAAATCTTATATGTTTGACCATCATTGCCTACAGCCTCTTGTAGAAAAGAAAAACCTATTGTTTTACCAAACCTACCAAGTTTGTCATTATCTACTAAGCCGTATAAGGGAGCACTGAGTAGTGACTGCAACTGATTTAATTCTTTAAGATATTGTTTCTTTATCTTTGATGACCACTTATACACATCTGTGTGTAACCAATGAACATCATTAAAATACTCAAGAAAGATTGTGTAATCTTTTCTATTTATTACTGGTACCTTCATCAGGCCTTCATAATGTATGCAAGTGCATAGTACGGTGGCAGGTTAGCACCAGTGCCTGAAGAGCCTGCTGTTGCGTTGGTGGTAGCAACAGTAATACCTGTGGTTGATGAAGAAGTATTACCTTGGTAGTTTCTTGTTTCTCCACCGCCTTGATTGACACCACCAGTGCCAGAAAGACCTGACGTACTAGGCGACAAGAACGGAACTGTACTATCGTCACAAACACCGTTTAAGTGGGTATGGCCTGAGTCAGTTACAGTAGATGTAGCCGTATGTGTGTGGCTCACCACGATAGCGTTAGCGGAACCGCCGGTGTCAGCAACAGCATAGGTAGAGCCAGCGCCGACAACAAACCTATCTCTTAGGTCAGGGGTTCCGTTAGAGCCATTACAGAGATACCAACCAGATGGAATAGATGCTACAGAGCCTGACCAGATGATGATACCGCCACTAGGAAACGCTGATGCCACTGCGGCAGCAACAAAGGCTGTAGAGGCAATCTGAGTAGTGCTAGTGCCTGATGAGGCTGTAGGCGTTAATGGCGTGCCTGTAAATGTAGGGCTGTTGCTGTCTGCCTTGGACGATATAGCAGAGGCAATAGCAGTGTATTCTGCATCAATCTCGGTGCCTTTGATAACCTTTGCTGGGTTGCCAGTGCTAAGGCTGTCTTTAGCTGCAAAGTTAGTTGCTTTCGTGTAATTACTCATACTGTTTTCCCTTGTGCGACATAAACATCGATTTTCTGAATAGAAAGAGGATCACCATTTAATTCTGCTTCTAAACCCAACTGTAGGACAGCCCCGGTACCGCCTGCATTGATCTGAAACTGGTCTAGGACCACACCATTGGAGAACTCAGCAATGTTGTATTCCCCGACATTATACTCGTAAACTACGCCGGTGTCAAGTAATTTCGTCTCACTATTGTAATTTTCTTTGTAGTCAAAGCCCCATTTAATGGCTACAGCGTCACCAGAACCGCCAATAACCACAAATCCTATCTTTTTAAGGACTTTTAAGGCTGTGGGGCTACCAAAGTCAAAGTAGTTGGTGTAATACTGTAGCCGGTAGGTAGAGGCGTTATCTAGATGCCCATAGTACTTACCAATATACCCAGGTTTGCCTAACAGCAGTTCCTTGGCTTGGTTAACAAACAAGGCCTTTGGATCAAGGCTGTCCCATATGGTGACACGAGCAGAACCGTCCTGAAGAGCACCCCGCATATCAAAGCAGTAAGTTACTCTAGTTGCAGGCAGGGTAAGCAGGTAAAAGGCATCCCGGTCATAGTAGACAGACTTGATAGCACTGGCTGTCTCTGAAGCCACCGCAGCAATGAGATCATCACGGACGTTCTTGGACATATCCCGCATAGGCAGGGACTTCTCTTGGATGACCCGCTGGAGGCTACGCACACCAGAATCAGATAAGAAGATGATGTCTGTGCCGGTATTCTGGACAGAGTCCCTAGCAATACAGCCTACATTGGGGATAAAGTCTGCTAAGGCCAGTGTAGTGACATCTATGGGGTTGCTGTAGATAGCAATGTTGTTCCTACCAAAGATGATTAGGAAGCCGTTGTGGGCCGCTAGAGCGATAATCTGGTCATTATTAGGGAACACAGAATTGATCGATAGAGAGCCTGAGTCACCGCCTTGGAAGTCAGAGCCGTCTAAGAGCCTGCTAAAGTACACAGTCTGCCTGTCACCAACGATGTCTGCCATCCAGATACGACCATAGGCGGCTAAGGCACAGTTAGGCTTAAAATCTGACACAGAATAGCCTGTCGGCAGTGTACCAACGTCACCTAACTGCTGAAAGCCAAAGGAACCTGCATGGGAATGCGGATTAGCAATTGTGGTCACTGTGCTGGTCAGAGCATCAGAAACTGTGTATCCTGTACCGGCTGTAGAGACAGTTACAGTGGCTACACCAGTACCGCTAAGGGTTGCTACAGTCAATTTAGCATTAGAGCCTGTGCCGCCTGCTAAGGTCAGAATATCGCCTACATTGTATCCAGAGCCAGCAGCAGTGACCGTCACAGTCGCTATCGGACCAGTACCGCCACCACCGCTAATCGTAGCCACAGAGAAGGTAGCACCAGTGCCTGGAGTAGGTAGATTGTGGTAGACCAGTACAGGGTGTCCTGTCTGTACCATGTAGGCATGGGAGATAGCATCAGAGCCATCGCCATAGGGCAGAGCCGCAGCTTGCCAATTATTGCCTGTTATCGTATAGGACACATCAGCGGTATTGGCCTGTGTTCTGACAGTCTTGGTGGTCATGGTTGTGGTGCCAGTAAACAGTTTATTGTTACCGGCACTGATGGTCTGGTTTCCACCAGCCTCAATCATCTCAAAGATAAACTCTACAGGGTTAGCAGCACCTAAGTCTGTGTTGACTGCTGAGTTTACAGTTGTCCAGCCACGCCTTGCACCAATACGACCATACCTATCGATAACACAGTTCTGTGCCTTCAGAGCATACCCTGAAGACAGTTGAATACTGCTTTCTTGCGTGTTTAGGCCTAGAAAGCCCGGAGCAGCAATAGTAGCGGTCTGTATTCTCTTCATTAAATGGAACCCCAGATGAGTTCTTCAGGATAGCGGTTAGCCTCAGCAGCTATGTGGTCTGACAGAGACTGGCGATAGAGTTCATAAGCCTCAACACTGTTTACTCCGTTGTCCTCACCACGCTCATTCAATGCCTTGGCGTAGGCTAGGAAGATCACAGGCTCTGCTGGAATCTTGATCTGTGTCGAAGCAGCGGTAAATTCTGCCTGTGGTTTGATGACGTTAAAGTAGATGTCATAGACACCATCAGGGATGGGGTAGAGGTCTACCTGT